AGAGGAAATTAAAAATACAGATGGTAGGAAGAACAATTCAAAGAAAAAAAGTATTCCAATGCTTAAACCACCTATCGGAGAACGTTCAAATGTACCTGCATTAAACACAGCAAAGAAAAATAGACGCAAATTGTACGCTAAAAAGGCTATTAAGAACATATTTGGTAGTGAAGTAGCTTTATTTGAAACTATGGCACAAAAAGCTAAAGAAGGTAGCTATAACCATCTAAAATTACTTACTGATTTGGCTTATGAAGAAACTAAAGATGAAAGAATTGTAAATAATGCTCCTACAATCAACTTTTTTAACAGTAATGACATACAAAAGAAGGTAGAGGATAAGATTATAGATATAACCAATAAAATAGATAATGGAGTTAAAGATTAATGATAAATATGTTCCTTTATTTAATGATGATAGTAGATACTTTGTAATAACTGGTGGTCGTGGTAGTGGTAAGTCTTTTGGTGTAACTGTGTTCTTATTGTTACTTACTTATGAAAAAGGTCATAAGGTATTATTCACACGATACACTATGAAATCTGCCCATACATCTATTATACCTGAGTTTATTGAAAAGATTGAGTTATTAGGTAAGAACTCTGATTTTAGGATTACTAGAGATGAGATTATGAATCTTACAACAGGTAGTTCTATTATATTTAAGGGTATTAAAACATCATCAGGAAACAATACAGCAGCTTTAAAGTCTTTGAATGGTATTACTACATTTGTAGTAGATGAGGCGGAAGAATTAGATGATGAGAGAGTATTTGATAAGATTGACTTATCCGTTAGGGCTATGGGTAAGCAAAATAGAGTTATTTTGATATTAAACCCAGCAACCAAAGAACATTGGATATATCAAAGGTTTTTTAGAGATGCTCAAGTACATTCAGGTACAAATACAAGAAAGAACAATGTTACTTATATCCATACAACTTACAAAGACAACATAACCAACCTAGAAAAGTCTTTTATCAATACTGTTATGGATATTAAGAGGAAATCTCCTGATAAGTACGAACATCAGATACTAGGTGGATGGAAAGAGAAGGCAGAAGGTACAATTATCTCTAATTGGCGAATAGGCGACTTCATACAAACAGAATCAACCTGTTATGGGCAAGATTTTGGATTCTCAGAGGATTTAACAACACTTGTAAAGGTTTCTATTGACAAACAGGCTAGAAAGATGTGGGTTAAGGAGATTTATGGTAAAGCAGGTATGAAAACTACTGATATTTATGCTAAGAATAAAGCTGAATGCGGTTTAGATTTGATTATTTGCGATAATTCAGAACCTAGACTTATAAAAGAACTTAAAGACAGAGGTTTAAACATAAGACCTACTATTAAGAAAAAAGGTAGTATATTAAGTGGTATTGCCTTGTTACAAGACTATGAGATTATAGTGGATAAAGAGTCTTTAGGTATCATAAAAGAGATTAATAACTATGTTTGGCACGAAAAAGGAGAAAGACCTATTGATAATTTTAACCATTACGTTGATGCGATGCGTTATAGTTTAATGTACTTAGCACAAGGATTGTCCGCAGGTGTTTACGCTATTAGGTAAATTTTAACATTTTATTTTTTGTTATATTGATTTTTGTTTTTACATTTGCTACATAATTAAAACATATACAAAATGGAATTAAATAAAAAGTTTTTAGCTAGAGTAGTGGACTTTGAATACTTTGAAGATTACTCTACCAGTATGGATGGTGTTACCTTTATTAAACACGAAGATGATTATGGTATTGAGTTGAATTACAACTCTAACGGAGAGTTTGAATGTAAGACTTGGATAGGAGATGATGAGGTTAAACTAGACGAGGAAACATTGGATTGGTTGTTTAGCTATGCAGAAGAATCTTTAGAAGATTATAAAGAGCAACTGTATGATGAAGAAAGAAAGAGATGTATATCGTATGACTATTTTATGTCAGCTAATTTTGAAAAATATTAATTATGGTAAGAGGTAAATATAAAAATAAAGAATCATTAGATATAAAGTTAAGGCTAAAAAAAGCTAAACAAATAATAGATTACATAGATGATTATTTTAACGTTAAATGTAATCAGTTAGGTAGAAAGTCTTATGTAGTGATACCTAGACAGATGGCAATGTATTATATCAGAAAAAACATAGATTTGTCTTTTAGAGAGATAGGAGAGTTATTCCATACTAATGGTAAGCCAAAACATCACGCAACTGTACTACATTCTTGTAGGTTAATAAAAAACCTAATAGAAGTAGATGTAAATATAAGAGGTTTTGATGCTGACTTAAAAGACGATTGTCAAGCAATATCTAGGCTTAATGACTTTGATATGGAGAAGTATAATTTAGAAAGACAAATAAAGAACCACTTGATTGATTTGAGTCTTGATGATGTTAAGAATATAGAGAATTATATTAGTACAAATTATGTAACTAGGAATGAAGTAGAAGATGATTCTGTTTTATTATTTAAAGGATAGTGATGTGCTTTTCATTTGGTTTGATTAGAGAGGTTTTAACGACCTCTCTTTTCTTTTTGGTATCTAACTATTAAAAATAAAAAAAGATAGCTTAAAACTATCTTAAAATTAATCTGTGTTTGTTATGAAGGGTAATCCGTCTTTGTTATGATGGGTAACTTCTGTTTGCTATGATGCCCCCGTCTTTGTTATGAACCCCTCCGTCTTTGTTATGATGGGGGTATTGCTATCGCCTTTGAAAGCATTACTATCGAAAATAAAGTATAAATTTTCTTTATTGTTAACATAAAAAATATCTATTAAAATAATTTGTTTTTGTAGTTTTATTTTTGTAGACGTGTGCGGGTACATATTATTAAAAATTTTATTTTTTTGCTATCTAAATTATTTTATACAAAATTAATTAGTTAACTGCTTGATAAATAACACTATAAAACTATTTTTGTAACATTTTTACATTTTTTTTGTTTTTTTTGTTGTGTATTAAAAAAAAGGTAGTATCTTTGCTTCATCAATAACTATTTAAAACAAAAGAAGATGAAAGCATTCAACAAAAAACAAAAAGTAACTATCGTAATTTTTACAATTCTAGCAATTGTGTTGACAACAAATCAAGTAATTAACAATTTTAACTTTAACCTATAAAAATTAATAATATGAATTACACTAAAACTGAATTAGAATTTAAAAAATTACACAAAGAGTTACTTAATTTAGAACTTTTTGAATTGGCAAACAATTTTAGCAGTACTTTTTACAAGTACGGGCACGAAAATTACAAAAAGGGTGCAAATACTGCAATAGAAATTTTTAACCAATAAAACTAAATAATATGCAAAATTTAAAACAATACAAACAAGTAAAAAATTTATTATCTAAAGGTAGCACCAATACCAAAACCGCTAAAAACGATATAACAACTTTTATTTTATACTTAGCGCCTCATAATTTAAATAATAGAAATTTAACACTCTGCAAGGACGCTAGTGCCGGATGCATTGCAAGTTGTTTATATTCTGCGGGACGTGGTAAATTTTCAAACGTGCAAAGGTCACGTATTAATAAAGCAAATTACTTTGTGACGGATAAAAAAGTATTTTTAGCTCAACTATTAAAGGAAATTACATACGAAATAAAAAAAGCAAGTGACAAAAAAGAAAAAGTAGCTTTCAGATTAAACGGCACTAGCGATATAGACTTTATTTATTTGTTAAAAAAACAACTTAATTTTGATATTGATTTGCTTAATTACGATAATGTATTTTTTTACGACTATACAAAAAGCTTGGCACGTGCAAAAAGGTATCTAAATAGTAAAAACTATACTTTAACTTTTAGTAAAAGCGAAACCAACGATTTGCAAGTTCAAGAAGCATTAAATTTAGGTATAAACGTAGCTGCGGTTTTTAGTAATAATTTACCAAATACATACAAAGGTGTAAAAGTAGTTGACGGGGATGCGAGTGACCTTGTAATGCTAGAAAATAAAAAAGTAATTTTAGGACTCAAAGCAAAAGGTTCTGCAAAAAAGGACAAAAGCGGTTTTGTAATTAATAGCGAAAATTCTATATTAGAAAGTTCTATCTATAATTTCGGTGCTAATCATTAAAAAATAATAATATGTATATTAAAAAAATTGAATTTTATTACTACTTTGTTGACGGTGGTAAAAAATATATATCCGAAATAAAAGTATGTAAGTACCCTAAAAAAACTAAAATATATAAACAACTTTTAAATAGTTTGGACAGTGGGTACATTGCAATTTTCGGATACCGAACATTAAAAATAATTAACAAATAAAAATAAAATATGCAAACATTAAAAATAACTACAAAATTGACCTTATTATTACTTACTACCAATAAAGAGTTTATATGTTACAATTTAAACGATAAAGGCACGCAGATAGATAATTATATTTTAACCAACGATTTGTATAGGCATAAAAGTAAGTACACAAATTTTAAGGTACTGAGCTGTATTAAGAAACAACTTAACACAATAACATTTTAACATATTAAAATAAATTAACCTCATTAATTTGAGGTTTTTTTATATCAAAAAAATTTATCAATTATATTTTTATTGCTTGATATTTATGTAATGTATGGATTAATTTTTTAAACCCCATATAAAACGCATTTTAAACTACCTTAATTCAATCCAATTACTACAATAATACATACATACTACAAAGGTATTAAAATTGCTTAGAATTGAGTTTTTACGTAATATGAATGATTGGGATGTTTAGTTATACCAATTTATAAATTCAACAAAAATCCAATAGTAAAATATCTTTTTGATTAAAACTGGTATTTCAATTTTTGGGAATATAAATTTAGTCGAATAGATAAATTTATCAGATAAAGTCTTTAGATGGTATTGTAAGTGGTTTGCGAGTAAGTTTATTAAGTCTAGTATCTGTGTTTATAGATATTGATTCTTTAATCATTTTATATCTAAAGATGTATTTCTTAATTCGGTCTAGCTCTTTTTGGGTAAGAGCTATCCCTTTATTAGATTTAAGAAGTAATTGATTTATATCATCTTTAATTTTATTACTAGAAATATCATAATATTTAATTAGTAACTCAATATTGTTTCTTAGATATAGTCCTTCCATAGGGGTTTGCTGTTACACGTTATTATAACGTAAAATTAGTATTTTGTTTTATGTTTTTATAAAATTTAAACAGATTTGTTATATTTGTTTAAATTTAAACAATTGTTAATAAAATTAAACAATACTATTCTTCGTATTCTAGTTTGTTAATTATTGATAAGATATACAACCTTACAGCACCTAGTTGATAGTTATTTAATTCATCTTCTACTATGAAGTATGAGTACACATCGTTATGTATATCGTATACGATTGTAAAGTCATAACCAAAGAACCCTATGTAGTTTCCTTCTATTATAGGTTCTATTTGTGTTAGTTTAGTTATGAAACCCATCGTACTTATCTTTTAGTTCTAAAAATAACTTATCTTCCTTAGACAGCTTTAGTTCAAGTAAATCCTTAGACACCTTTTCTTTTTGTTTAGGTTTCTTAATGGAATCCATTAGTTGTTGTAGTTTCTGAATTAATTTCTTTCTGTTCATCTTATACGTGTTTAAATATAGTTTTCATTTTATAATCAGCTATCTTAGCATCTCTTAGTTTTAGCAACGCTTG